GTTCATCATAGACCCCAACACCTTAATGTCAGCCCCTAAAAATGTACTTCTTTTAAATGACATATTTTTTACTTTTGTATCGTCCCATGTTTTGGCCTCGGGTTTTATTGACTCCCATGCTTTACGTTGTTTTGCAATACTTACAAATGATAAATTGTCATATTTATTATCAAGTATTTCAATTTCTGCTAAGTCTCCAAAATATGTGTTGACTGCTGATATAAAAATCATTTGATTATCTAAGTTATTTTTACATGCTCCAACATAATCATTTTTATAAATTTCTCTTATATCGTCTTGAATCATGTTAGTCGCCTCCATGATTTCTATATAACGCATATCCTCAAACTTTCCTTTTGTTTCATCAATAGTAACCAATGAATTGATTGCCGTACCTACTCTAACCTTGTCAAAGTCATTAATTAAAATTAATTCCCCATTATTTAAAGCGGTTTTAACATCTGCAACTGGTTCAACTTCCTTAAGGTTTTTACATATATAATAGGTCATTCCCCTAGTTACATTGCATACACACGCAATTGCTAATAATGATGGTATATAATTAACTCCCACAACCTTACCCCTAATATCCTTAAACGTTACGGTTGGGTTCGTAAAATTATGAATAAATTCATTATCGGGCATAGTTAATTTATAACCTAAAGTCATGTAAGTTCTGCCCTCCGATGCTCTCGTCTTAACCCATGTTGCAATCGCAATATAGTCTTCTTGAGTTCCAACTGTAGACACCCAACCCGTTTTCAATTTATTGCCTATAATTGTTAGTGCCTCGGGCATATGTCCCGCCACATCTATTCTTATGACAACTAATTTTGCGACCCCAAAACCAACAATATCTGATAAGTTGAGAAAATTATCATCGGTATATAAAGCCGTGTCTATGTCCAATTCCTCCTGGTCTAAATATTCTTTATAACTAAAGGTTTTGTCCGTGTCGTCCCTAATAATGAATATCGCCACACCTCGCTCACTTCTTGCAATGAATGACTGCGATAATTGTTTAAAATTAATATCTAATAATGGTAATGTAATATCCATGTAATGCCCTCCTAATATTTAAAATCTGTTTCTAAATCCTCCATAAACTCAATATCCTCACCCAATTCGTTGACTGTTGGTTCTTCATTTTGTGCGGTTATTGATATATCAAAATCGAGCGTTAATACTGTGTCAACTATCTCGGCATTAATGTCATTTATGGGGATATAATACCCGTTAATCCAAATACCCTTAATAAAGGTATTCTCAATTATTTCTTGAACTTGTAAGTTATCAATTTTGTAATTTTTTAAATCTTTGGCAAAAAAATAAACCCTAACTGTTAAGGCTCTAGCCTTAAAATTAGCGTTTATATTTTCTAGATTAATATTATCAAAATCAACTTTTAATCCAGGTCGGTCAAACCCTTCTGATATATCCCCAGGAATCATTGTGGTACTCTCGAAAGGTGTCCCAATAAATGCCCCTCGTATAGCTGAAACTATACTTTTATTAATATCAATTAAAGAAATCATTTTACAGCCCCTTTCCAATAACATCATCAATAAAATTCTCAATGTCATTATAGAACTGGCTTTGAAATTCCTTCTCGGAGTTCTCAAAAATATGGTAGCCTGGTTTAAATCCTTTTACAGTTCCCCCAGGTGTAACAATCCTATGACCCTTTTCTATAAGGTGGGCATGTGACTGATTAGAGTAAACCCGAATTGATGTACCGCCGTTCCCCTGATAAATATACGCCCTACCCTTTTTTATGGATTTAAAATAATTTCCTGTTTTCTTTTTCACTTTAGCCCTGGCATTTTTCACCGTGACTTTTCTTAATTGTGTTCCTTCTTTACGAATAAACTTCATTGTTTCACGGGGCATTTTATTACTTGCCATGTCTACAAGCTTTTTTTCATACTGGGTCAACTCTTTAAAATCAAAAATATCATCACTCATTTTTAAATTCACCTACAATCAAAGTGGCTGATATCTCAACCGAATCATTATATTTATAGTTCGGATTAAAATATTCAATATCATATCTTTGGTTCTGATATACAAAAAACATATCATTTTTAAGATTATCAATTGAATTACTTCTAATGGTTATTTTATGGCTTGTAATTGCTTGAGTTGTATTTCCTTGCTCTTGTTCATTACGTCCACCCTGGGGCAGTATTTCAGCAAATACGGGGTACTTAATAACATCATATTCAAATAAATCTTCCCCCAACTCATTTAATTTAATTGTCTTCCCATAAAGTGCCAGCTTGTTTTTTAATCTGCTTGTTAATCCTTGCATATAACCCCCTATAATAAATTAATACTGTACATATCAAGTATTGTTTTAATAACTGGGTTTACATCTTTTTTACTGACTGTAAATTGTCTATTATCGTACATTTCAGCACATAAACATAAAATCACGACTGGTATATCTTCGTAAAGGTCTAATTGCTCTATACTTAAACCAGTATAACTTTTAACAAATACTTTACTGGCAGTCAAAAGAATATTTATTAAATTATCTTCGTCCGATGTTCTGATATATTCGCTAACTTCTGCAATTGTAATCTCACTATATTTCATTTAATCACCCTATAAAAATAAGGGGCATACGCCCCCTAGATTATTTTATTTTTAATGCTACTAACTTTTGTGGCTCAACGATTTTTGAATCAATTTCGATATATCCAACACAACCAACCGCATGTTGAGTTGCAAACTTTTCATTTAATATTTGTAACTCAACATTTTTAGTTAACTTTGTATAAAGTCCGCTCATATCTCCATAGAATATAACCTTTTTACCTGTTAATGCTACATTACATGATTCAGTAATATAGACTGGTTTTCCTAGTAATGACCAACCAAAAGCCGTTGTAATATCTTTATTTAAAAGATATTCTCCAGTTGTATCTTTCAACTTTCTAAGGGATTTTAAAGTTGTTTTGTGCATTATCCAAACCGCCCCATTTTGATATATTTCGGGTACTTCCATTTGTACGTCGATTATATCGTCGGCTGATATTGTAGCACCCGCCGTTGTAAGTACATTTCCGCAAGATTCAAGACCGTTCATTTTTGCAGTCCCAGTAATCAGCTCTTTTTCAATGAATATTGAAATTGCATATGCAACCCTATTTACTATGAAACCTAAAAGGTCAAAGTCTTGTCTATTTACTAATGACTTTGAAACTTTAGCTAAACAACCAACAATATAATTTGTCAATTTAACTGTAGTAAACTTACCAGTTGCCTCGTTAAGTTCTCTTAAATCTTCAACATAGTCAGCTATAATTGACGATGTTGCCTCGTCGTAAACTGGGAAAACTAAATCACCATTGATATTATAGATTGTTGTTAACGCATATATTGGGCTTAATTCCTTAACCTTAAGGATTATTTTATTTGCAATTGTTTGTGGAATTATTCCGCCATTGCTCCCAATGTCTAATGCTCTTTGTTCACCTTGCAAGTATTTCAAGAAATTTGTTTCTTCAATTGATCGAGTTTCTTCAACTTCCTTTTTCTTACCTGGAGTCATTATATAGGCTCTTGTTTCTTCTTCTGCTTTTAAGGTTTCATCAATCGCCGCCACTTCATTTTTAATCACATTGAATCTTTCAATTTCTTCCGTGTTCAATGCTCTTGTTTCTGTATCTGCTTTTGAAACTAATGTTTCCATTTCCTCAATTAATTCATTTCTTTTCTCTAATAATGGCGGTAACGCTCTTGTTTCTAAAGTTCTTTTAATTTCAACTGTTTTCATTTGTATATTTCCCCTTTACATCTTTAATTTAATTTTTAATTTTTTTATAATTGGGTATAAAAAAAGCAACTCATTAGTTGAATTGCTTTACTTTTAACATTTCCATATGAAATTTTGAATTATCATAAGTTCTTGATTCCCCCATGTGACCAGGTGCAACGTGTTTCTCACAATCTGTATTACAACACTTATCGCAACAATTAACATTGTCACATTCCTTCGCCTGGCTCATATCCTCCACGATTGCGTGGAAATCATCGCCCCTAGTTTCTGTTAGTACCTCTTTGTTATCTCTCGATTCGATACTTGTACCATTATAAGCGGGTGTTTTATCCAATATTGATACTTCTAATAAGTCCATATCTTCAATAAATCTTCGCTGATACGGTTCGGCGTTTTGCCAATCGTCTTTATTAGAATAAAAACCAAATGACCAACCCTTTAACTGGTTATCTTTTGCTTTCTGAACGACTTCGGGGTCGTCTACTGTACATATTGCACGTAACCCAATTGAATCCTCGAATAACTGTAAATTTCCATTTACAATTGAGCCTAGTTCTCTTTTTTCATCATGGTTAAATAAAAGTTTTACGTCTTGAGCCCTGTTTAATGCTCTTTGAAAAACTCCTTCTTTCACTTGCTCCACAAAAAGCCCCTGGGGACTTAATAACGGCTTGGAATCTCTGCATACTGCATTAACATATCCGTCCAATATGGCTTGATTATTTCTTATTTCAATTCTCATTTACTACCTCACCCCCTTTCATATCTTTAATATCTGCGATTTGATTAGTGTTAGGCGTGTATATTTGCTTATTGATTGGGTCATATAATACATCTTGTAAGCCTAACTTAATGAAATCTAAGCCCAATGGCTCTAAATCCTCAATGTATCTGACTTCATCAATTTGCATTATTCCTTGTTTAACCGCCATTCCGTACGCCGTCATTCGTTTCACAATATCGCCTTTTAATAACTCTTTAGTATCAAATTTAAAATAAAAATACGCCCTTTCATTGCTAGAAAGTAGCGTATTATTCAAGACTGTTTCAAATTGTGTAAGCGTAGGTAATATAGTCAGCTTAATAAATGCCTGGTACTGTTCTTCGGTACATGTTCCATTTAGTATATTTTCAGGAATATTGAACATCTTGCAGACCTCAACCGAATTTGTTTTCTTATTCTCATTCAATTGCAATTCAACCGATGTATTTGCTGATTCCTGGAACTGTAACCCATTATTTAAAACGACACAATTAGAATTATTATTTCTATACATATCGTTCCATTGGGCTTTTAACTCCTTGATTGCGGGTTCTGATAGTTTATTTTCTGACTTAATGAATCCTTTTTTGTTTCCACCACTTGCAACCAATAAACCTTCATACCTTAAGGAATTAAATATAACTTTTAAAGCCTCATAATTCTCGTCAAGGATTCCAACACCTTCTACCCCATTCATCGACCTTCTAAGCAATTTCATGTACTGGTATGTTTCGTATGTTTCACCATTTACAATTATTTTCGATTGCTTAAATATTGGGTCTGAATTATTAATGACTGATACATTTACATTTTTAACATAATGTAAACTAGAAACTTTACTCAATCGCCTGTTAATGTAGGCGTAACCCTCACCAAACAAAAGAAAATCATTAATTAATGCTTGTTTAAATTGAAACCCGTCTAGGGTGTCCCCTGTGGTGTCATTCAATAAGTTAACCCTATAATCTTCAATGGGTGTTACTTTCCCGCCCTCGCTCTTATATAGCTTAACGGGTAGACTTGCGATTGTACCGCTTATCAGATTTACACTCCCACTAACCGATGGTATGTTTAAGAATCTTTCTTTTGAAACTTCTTGAGCGGACAACTCGGCGACCAATTGGTCAAGGGTTACACCGTCCCCCGTATCACTTGAAAATAGTTCTCTAAATGATTTAAATAAATTAATATTAATCACCCCCTTTCTATACAGTTTGAATTACAAACCCGCCACTATCATTGAAAATAACGTCTTGTTGCATAAGGTAAACCGCATTAATTAAGCTGACTACCATATCAACCTTACCGTTACTTTTCTTTTTATTGACGTATTTATTTAAGTTTGTATCTTCTGTAACTCTTGCATTTTGAAAATTTATTTCAAGTAATAGATTTTCTTTATATTTGAATCTATTACTTTCAACACATTCTTTTATTAGCTTGGTTGGTGGGTGTAATACGCTTGAATGTTGTCGAACTTCAACAACTTTTAAACCCTCATTCTTTAGCTTTTGGGCGGTGCTTAAACAATTATATCGGTCATAACCTACACCCACTACATTGACTTGGAATGTACTTTCTATATTTAATATGTATTCCTCAATGACCCCATAATCAACGGTCATATCTCCACAAGCAATTGCTTTCATTTCCTTAACAAAAGCATGATAGTCAATCTTTTCAAACTTGGTTTTTTCCTCAATTCTATCCTCGGGAATAAATGCGGTTGCCTCCGCTAAAATGTTTCCATCTTCTTCGGCTACCATTCCCACGGAACAATTATCATTAGTCATTGCTAAATCTAGCCCAAGCCATACGTCCCGCCCTGTCCAATCAATGTTATCTGTTCGACCTTCACGTAACTTATTAACATCAATAAATGATTCAGTCCCGACCCCTTGATATACAATATTGCAATGCTTGGTGATGAAATTTTCTCTTTTGCTTGGTACTTCGATAGCTACATTTCTTTTCTTTTTCAAGTCCTCCATAATCTCGGGGACTTCCAACGCTAACGGGTTGCCATGCTCCAGGATTTCATCATTTGTTGACCACTTGATTTTATCGTCGGGTTCATATAACATGGCAAAAATCGAATCGTCTTCGACTAGCCCGTCCAATACCTTCA